CTTCCTCAATTGTGTTATCGGTTTTGACGACCAAGTCCCTAACCAGGAACTTGCTCGTCTTGGTTCCGCCAATGGCGAGACCGCAACACTCGACTTGAGTGATGCATCCGATAGAGTTTCGAATCAGCTCGTACGTGCTATGTTGCGTAAGTGGCCCCATTTGTCCGGGGCCGTCGACGCGACACGATCACGACGGGCTGAACTTCCGACAGGTGAAGTAATTCGCCTGGCGAAGTTCGCGTCTATGGGTTCAGCACTTTGCTTCCCATTCGAGGCAATGGTTTTCACAACATTGATCTTCGTGGGGATTCAGAGATCGCTCAACACGTCACTTTGCCCTAGGACTCTTCATGAGTTCAGGGACTCGGTGCGTGTCTTTGGCGACGACTTGATCGTTCCCAAGGACAATGTGACCTCCGTTGTTGGCGTGCTCGAGCATTTTGGTGCTCGAGTAGGAGCCAGCAAGTCTTTCTGGACTGGAAAGTTCAGAGAGTCTTGTGGAAAGGAGTACTTTGATGGAACGGACGTTTCTATAGTTCGCGTCCGTCAAGTCCTCCCAACACAACGGCAGGATGTTTCTGAGGTAGCAGCGGCTGTCGAGTTCCGGAATCAACTCTATAAGAGTGGTTACTGGCGGACAGTCGCTTGGCTTGACGGGTTACTCGAGAAGATATTGACACACTTCCCGACCGTCGGACCACGCTCCTCATTGTTGGGCAGGGAGAGTTTTCTCGCAGAGGATGTTAACGCGTTCTCTGCGGCGAGACTTCACCCACGTCTCCACAGCCCCATAGTCAAGGGCTATGTGTTGGAGGCCAAACCCCCGAGAAATTCTCTCGACGGGACTGGTGCCCTTCTCAAGTGTTTGCTTAAGTTGGACTCGAGTAGTCGTTTAAGGAGTAAAGTCTCCTGCTACTCATCCAGCGTTCCTGATGACGAGCTTCATGCTCGATATCAGGCTCCGTTGAGGGAGAAATCCCCATCGGTCTCTAGCAACCACCTGGAACGTTCTGGACGTCCCAAGTCGTTAAGCATGAAACTTGGGTGGAGATCACCCCTTTAGGGGAGTGGTTGGGGCCAGCCTTTAGCTGACCCTGAGGGAGAGTCCGAAAGCTCTCATCTAGCC